TCCCAAATCTGGGCATAGTCCTCGGCATTTGTGAGCTTGCAATGCAGCCGCTCCTGCTCCAGCACCTCCGGGAACCATGGATTCTTGTTGTAGTTCATTTCAACAAGAACCGTGTCTGGAGGAGGGCTTACAACAAACCGGACATACGTAGCATCAGTATCCAAAGAAGGGTTGAATGTCACCCATATTTCTGAGCCTGGCTTTCTGATTGTCGGTATCAACGTATCCCATGACTTGTTGCTTATGTTCTGTGCCTCTTCGCACCAAACAATATCAATTCCCTCGTAGGATTTGAGAGACTCAGCCGTAAGACTTGATAACCCTGTGAACAGAAATATTGTTCCATTCGCTCCACGTATTTCAGTCTCTAATATTTGGTAGAAACTTTGCAACCCCATTAGCTCTATTTGGTCACATAAGAGCCTATGGACAGAATCTCTAATTGACTTCTGAACCTCACGTGTACAAAGTATCCGTAATCTTTCCGCGGCACCTTTAGTGAGCAACGCTTTGGCGTACCCCCAAGACTTGCCACTGCCACGCCCACCGTATGAAACTTTGTACCGGTGAGGCTCAAACAGAATGGATAAACAATCAGGAAACTCTACATGCATTTGAGCGCTTCTCTGCCCATGTTGCTTTTAGCGCTGCTGAAATACGGGCCTTTTGATCTTCTGACATCACACGGCCTTTTGCCGCTAACGACATTCTTAACCTAGCCTCTTGCGTTCTCTTCTGGCCACGCCTAGCCTCAGAAGCTTTGCGGATTGTTTCTTCTGAAATAACCCTGGTTTTTTGATATGCTGATATCTTCGCCCGTGTTTCAGGAGATCGCGGCTTACCCCTTTTTGCAGCAGCCATCTTTTCTCTAGCTTCCGCATCTGGGAATACGCCTGCCGTGTTCCCAGCAACCAAACTAATGTTGTAATCAGGGGCTATAGAGTCAATCCAAAACTGCTCTCGACCTATCAGAGCATCTTCGCCAACAAGCTCAATCACAACAAGATCAAATGCATCTGCACCATGTTTATTCCAAGACGCTTGCAGCTTCGCGTTTGGATGGATGCCTGCTATAAGTTCACGCTTATGCCTGTTCCACCTTCTTTGAATAACAAATGAACTACCAACATAGCACTTGCCATTATTGGTATTGACGATCTTGTAAATGCCTGACTTCATTGCTTTGGTTTCACGAAGCTGATTTGCAGGTTGTGAGAAATTGGAGCACCATCGGTCCCAGTGTGCTCATTAACAACCTTGTCACCGTATTTCTTCGGTGCCATCTTTGCTGCTAACCATTTACGTGCATCAACACGCAGCTTATTACGAGCAACAGCACTAGCGCTAATGTCCAAGATTACATCTTCACCCTGATGCTTCGCTTCAACGATTGCCTCATCAGCGATGCTCAAAATGTCCTCGGCCATCTTGTCTGCTTGCGATTCGCGCGCGCGCGCGTACTGCTCAGATCGGTTGCTGTCTGCGTTAATCCACGATATGAAAGTGGCCCAACTAACGCCTATTTCTGCGGCAATAGTGCGCTGGGGTACACACTCTGCGGTGCGGTCACAAATCAAGTCAATACCGAATGATTCAAGTTTTTGCTTTGCTGTAACGACAGGCGCAGCAACCTTCACACCTTTTTTCGCTGCAACTTTCTTAGCCGCAACCGTCGCCACTCTATGCCCTCGCAACCCGACGAGTAGGCGTCCCGCCAACATCATCCACCGGGATCAGCGTCAAAGATGCGATGCGTTTGCCATCTTCTGTGACTTTCTGATCCACTGCGATACCGCAAAAGTCTGGATCGTCCATGACTTCTGCAAAGAATTTAGCGATGCGCGTAAAAAGCCCATCGGCCAGCCCTGCCAGGCTCTCATCCTGCACAGCAGCAGACTCGGACAAGTTATCCGTCACCACAGAATCAAGTGCGAGCGTCATACGCGGCCCCCATTTCTTTCGCAGCAGCGCCCTGTGTGTTCTGCCCTGCGTTGCTGTAAATGTCTTTCACCAGGCGCAGCGCTTCGCCGATGTTGGCTACAGCCTGATACTGTTCGCCGTCCTCACCTTCGGCTGCCTCTTGCGCGCCAGTTTCAACACCAACTTGGATACCACCAGATGCATCCACTTTGATCTCGATTGTGTAGCTGCCATCGTCCTGCGCTGGCATTTCCATCGGTGCTGAAGATTCCATTTCGGCATCCGTTGGGGTAGGTACCGGCTGCTGTGCTGCTGTGGCCATTGATTGCTTTCGTATGGACGTAAAAAAACCACCTCTAGGGTGGCTTTGGGAATTTTTGGGCGAGCGAACCGTTACTAACGGTGTCGCTATTATTTTTGTTCCCGACTCAGGAACTTGTCACGTAGGCCGACAATAGCATACTTTTTTGCAAATTGCAACACAAACTTATTGATTGTCTATTGAAATTGGATGCTTGCAGTCAATGCACCCATACTTGCTGCCTGCCATGTCCTTTCTTACCCAATGACCACATTCAAGGAGGACCTGACAAATCTCAGTTTTCCTGAATGTGGTTGTTTTTTTCCATCCTTTTGGTGTGATAGCTGTCTTGAGAATTTCTATATCCACGTCAATCCAGCGCTCTGCGTATGCTTGTTGTGGCATGTCTACAAATCCATCAACGGCGCAATCCTGCGCATGGCCTCGATTGCAGCATTTGAGATGCCATATTCGATCTGATCTGATGCCCATTGCGCCAAACGTCGCACAGCTTGCGGGAAATGGCTGTCAAAGTCGATCTTGCCGGTCCCTTTGCAGTGCGGGCACTGCTCACCGTTGACAGGTGTACCAGGCATCAGCAGAGAGCCCCGGCCACCACACGGCTGGCACGTACCATGGCGATGCCACGCCAGGACCGCGATTGCAACGTCACGCGCGCTCATGTAGGTAAGTTTTACCCCATAGGTACGCGCACGCCTAAAAATCATGGAGGTGAGCGTGTCGATTGCGTCTGAGTCACCGCCACCGGATAGCAGACGGGCCAGCGCGACGCCAAGCGGATAGTGTTTAGCGGCCAGTCCCATGGCGCCAAGCACGTCCGTATCGCTCATGTACGTACTGGGATCGGATTTGAGGCTGGTCGCGTGCACTGCGGATGCATAGCGTTCAGTGATTCTCATTGTTTCGGCACCTCTACTCTGACTTCTTTGTGTTTGCAGCCTTCGCAGCGCTTATCAGTCATGCCAAGCCAGGTTTTTGTAAATTGACATTCCTGCTGGCCGAATGTCTTGATTGGTGGGCGGTTGTGGCATCCATAGCTATCAGATTGCTGTGTCTTCTGCATTAGGCATCCTTCAAAATTGCATCTATCGCCGCAACTTTTGATTCTCTTTCGCCCCCAGCGCGCAATACAAAATTCACCTTATTCGTCAATTTACGCGCCGCCACTACCATGACTATCTGCGCCAGGTTGTATTTCGCATCCAGTGCGGCCACTGACTTGCACAGCGGAAGAATGTTTAATCCAAAGTTCTGGTCTATTAGCAGTTTTATGCCGTAAGTCCCAATCAGGCTGAACAGCTCGTCGTACTGCTGGCGGAATTTATGCGGCATGTATCCATTGCCCATGCCTATCTCAAGCCAACCTTTTCCGCCGATGGCTATGGCCGTTGTGTTCACCACGGTAAAAGCCTCGTCGCGGTCTAAGTCGCTAACGATGCATTCAATGGTCTTGTGCCCCAACGCACGGCATGCGGCCAATCTTCTATTCCCGTCGATCACGTCGCGGTCACTGGTAATAAGGATCGGGTAAATTAGTCCACGTCCTGAAATCTCAGAAATCAACCGGCGCAACTTCTCGCCTTCTTTTGTGCGCGCTGCTGGGTTATACGGGGTGTGTCTCACCGTATGAATTGGAACGATCAAAATCTTACGCTCAGATACTTCTGAGTCGAAGACAATGCGGTTCATCACTGAGGTTGCGTGTGCATTCACTTTGGTAGTATTTTGTATTGGCATTCTTAATTCTTCGGCCATTGCGTCATATTCGGCGCGGGTGTCTGTGTCGGCCAGCAATTCGGTTTTGAGCGTGCTAAGTGTTTTCATTTGCCCGTACTCCCCATGCCACCAGCCCCGCGCGCAGTCTCTGACAGTTCGTCAACGACCTCGAGCCTATGCCGGAATGTTGCGACTATCAGACCCTGGGCGATGCGATCCCCGGCGGCCACCGAATACACAAAACCGCTGTCATTGTGCAAACACACTTTCACACTGCCTCGAAAATCGCTGTCAACGATACCTACCGCATTGGCAAGGCGGATGCCATGCTTGAAGCCATGGCCACTGCGCGAGAAAAGTAACAGTGCAAAATTTTCAGGCACCTCAACAGCAACGCCGGTGTCTACGACAGAGCTGTACAAGGCAGGCACTTCCACAGATTCAGCCGCGTAAAAGTCAAAGCAAGCAGCGCCATCGGTGGCGTAGGTTGGCGCTTTCGCGTTTTCAGATAGCAGTTTGATTTTCATTTGTACCTTCAATAGTCATACGCACGACCCCGCCGATCTCGTCAGCCAGCGCGATGGCGAATGTGAAGCGGGAGTCGTCAACACCAAGCGCCCAGGCTACACCATCAATCCCGGATTTCATTGATGCCAGTAAATTGTCCAAGTCCCGCCGCA